AGAACCACCAGTGTAAGTGGAAACATTGGCGTCATCAGTACCAGGACCATAAACACCAGTGTTTACTTCATATCCTTGAACTGTGGTATCAACAAGTTCTTTACCCGGTTGATGATAACCAATATCATCAATGTTAGCATTCCAAGTAGAAGGATCGGTGTGTGCGAAATACACATACCACCAAGTATCAAGAATCAGAAGAGGCCAACCACCAGTGTAGTCAACATCACCTTCAGAAGCAGCAGGTTGATTCTTACTGTTACCACTCGTACCACCAGACCATCCGGTCAGTTCGGTAGCAGTTGGTGAAGTCAGACCAAAGGTACTACCATCAGTAATGGTAGTGTAACCATTTCTATCAACCAACACCCAATCACTGTCTTCTTCAGAGTAGATACAAAGGATTGCGTAATCATCAACTTTATGGAAGTAATCATAAGTGGTGTCAGCATGGAATGCTGCAGATCCACTTGCGACTGTTCCGGTGTCGAGAACGAAACCGTTATAACGACGATAAACACCATTGAAGTCGGTGTTTGTGGCGTTGGTTACTTCCAGATACTCTTCACCAGAAGTGTTTTCCGAACCATAGAAGTAAGCAGTATTGCCAGTGTTATAGGCGAACCCAAAACTACTGATTCTACCAGGATTGGTTGCTCTTGTCAGGGAAACATTGAAGAGACTTTCAGAAAGTCCAGTCAGTGTTACAGAAGTGGCACCAGAGGTTTTCAGATCAACACTGAAAGTGTCAGAAAGATCCTTAAGACCATCACCAGCAGTAATAGTCGCCTGCTTGGCATTCAACTGAGTTTGAATGTTGGAGGTTACACCATCAACATAGTTAAGTTCGGTGGTTGTTGCAGTAACACCATCAAGAATATTCAACTCAGTTGATGTGGCAGTCACACCATCTAAGATGTTTAACTCACTGGCGTCTGCAGTGACACCATCAAGGATATTGAGTTCTGCTGTAGTTGCCGTAACACCATCGAGGATGTTCAGTTCTGCAGCAGTTGCGGTTACATCAGTACCACCAATATCCAAAGTGGTAACAGAAACCTCACCAACGGTGAGAAGGTTAGATGAGGGATTGTAGGTTACCCCAGCATCGGTGTAGATGCTCTCATCTGCGGGGCTAACGTTATCGCTATCGACAAACGTTAGGTAATGTGTAGCGTCTGTAGAACGCTGTGAAGTTTGAACAGTAGATCCAGCGGCGTTGACAGGCTCAAACCGAGAGTTTGAGTTGCTCCACGCCAGATACTGCCCGTCTGTGATACTAGTAGTATCAACATCAGAAAGATTGTTGATGCTTCTGGTACCCAGATTAGCTAGCGAAAACGAACCCTCTAAGTTCGTCAGTGTAACTTTCTTAGATGCTGATGCATCATCATCCGCGATCAAGAATAGATCGGCGGCTGCCACTGACGATAGAGCTGTAAGTTCGCTAACCTTGAGCGAAGCAGCCATTTGTTTATCTCCTTACTAGAGTTGATTGAACATGTTCTATCAAATCACCCGGCCAATAACGAAACTATTATATGTCAATGCTATTTAGAGTTTTAGATAAATACCAATACACTCTTTATGTTTATTATGGCGCTCCAAAAAGGAACTAAAAGGTATCAACACAACGTCACTGGCGAAGTCCGTTATTTTAGGAATATTCCAGACTTATCATTGTGGAGTAAAGTAGGCACCAAAGGAAGTAGTGAATGGAGATGGATTACAAATACAATTGAAGAGAGATTCATTCACAAAAAAGAACCCATTCCTGCTGGTTTCTATCCTGGAAGAATGAAAGCTTAACGCTATATCTGTATATTGTTATAATACTAGTGTAACTAAGAAGTACATAGTACTAAGCAGCTATAAGGGTACTCATATGAGAACTGTATCTTGTACATACAATGGTGACTTAAGATGTACAGCAGTACACAACAAGTCTGGTAAGATGTTTAAGACAGATGCTCCTGTAGATCACAAAGGGAAAGGAAGAAGTTTCTCTCCTACAGATCTAACAGCAACATCTTTAGGTACATGTATTCTTACATTTATGGGAATATATTGCCAAGATAAGAATTGGAATATGAATGGAGCTACATGTGATGTACAGAAAATAATGGGATCGCACCCAGAAAGAAACATTGAAAAGTTAGAACTTTACATCTGTTTGCCTGATACTCTCACAACAGAGCAGATTGAAGAACTAAGAGAAGTGGCGCACCACTGCCCTATTGTTATCACATTGAATTGCCATGTAGAGATTGAATTCTACTGGGTTTGTGATGTTTCTTAGTTATCTGTGATTTGTATTATCCAACCCAATCCATTAGTGGTTAGGTGGCGGTAATACAGTTTGGTGTATGCCTGTGGGATGAGTGCTGTATTAACAGTAATGCTCTCACTTCCTGGAGTATCATCGCGAGTTCTTCCAGTTTCCAATACTACACCATTCTGGAACACATCAAAGGATGCTGGATCCGCCAATCCACTAATATCAAAGATAACAGTATCGCCACGCGGAAGTTGTACAGTGGGTTGAGGAATGCCATCCAACTCATAAACACTTCTCTGTGCATCCTGTGTAACCACAAAGGTGGTTGTATCTCCACCTAAAGTTTCATCAATGAATGTTCTAGGTTCGGGAGTGATGGAATCTCCATCTGCTGTGCCAGTGTTTTCTTCCAACTCCACAAACTTGGTATCCAGATTCAGTAACTTCTGTATACGATCATCAAAAGAGATAAACTTCTCTTCCATTCTGGATACTCTAAGTGATAAACTTGCAGGATCTGCAGAGGATGGAATAAACTGCTGAAGTGTGGCATCCCAAACCAAAGAATCGCCATCTGTGATGTTATTCACACTCACATCATCCAAATATTTCAACCAAACTTCACCACCACCAGAACCAGTTCCCATTCCACTAACAATGGTGTTTGCTTGTGCAAACTCCAACATCATTCTTCTGGTTTCATAAAGTGCCTTTTCCAACTGCATCACCTTATGTTCCAGGATTGCTTCAGTGGCAACTTCAGCAGTTGGTTCTTTAGTGTTCTTTAGAAGAGTGGAAAGAGAGTTTGCCATAGCATCCATTCTCTCTTGCTCTGGAGTTTTGATAACCTCCTCTTCTACAACCTCTTCTACTACCTCTTCCTGGGGTTGTGAGGGTTGTTTCATCAACTCTCTGTATCTTTCCTCATATCCCTCTGGAATCTCATACAGAGGTCGTTCTTCAGTGATTAGAACATCTTCAATTGCTTTCTCATAATCAGGAGGAGCAATAGATGATACTGGAACAGTTACTTTGATTTCTTTTGTTTCTGTGTTTTCATAATCAGATGGAGTGATTGATTCTACAGCAGGTGTTGCATCTTCAGGAGCAATAGAATCGATCGCCTCACCTTCACCGAAATCATCAGGTGCTAATGCGGCAATAATTTCTGGTTAGGAAAGATCTAAATTGAATTTCAATCTAACATCTTCCTCTACTTTTCTTTTCTTTCTCTTCTCTTTCTTTGGCGCAGAATCGCAACCTTCCCCAACCAGTTCGGAGAAAGTATTTTCAACACTCTCTAGTGTGATGTTTTGTTTCTTCTCCTTTCTGGAGAGATCTAACTTCAGATCACGCATCGCCACTGCCCTTTTTGGTATTTATCACCAATTAGAAGGAGTACCAACAGCAGTTTCTCCAGCAATTCTCGCATTCACTCTCGCTTCCAGTTTTGCCTGGAGCGCATCTTTTACTTCAGTGCTGATGTTAGATTCTAACCAAGTGAGTGCCATTGCTCTTGTAACCAAAGCAAAAGGAATTACAACATCACCAGAAAGAGGAGTAGATCCACGCCTTACTTCTGTTACATCACCAGATGTAGTGGTGAGTTTCCACAGAAGATGAGTAACTCTACCATCTGATGTGTTGTACTTTAGATCTTCAATTTCCCAAGTTGATGTCATTGTTGTGTCCTATTAGGGGAGGGGGTCGAGAGTGGAAATGTCAGGAACTCCACTAGCGATAGAGGTCCAAGTGGGTTGGGCGCTAGGACCGTTAGAAGAAAGGACCTGGCCTGCAGTTCCGTAGTTAGCGCCACCGAGACCAATGGCACCACCTGATGAGATTCTAAATCTCTCAGATCCACCAGTGTCAAATGCAATTGTGTTAGAAACTGGTGTGGTGATTTGAGTTCCAGATGGACTGGAACCTGTCAACACTACACTACCATTGATGGTTGTAGTTTGATCGACAAGTAGTGTTCCTTGAACTTCAAGTTTTGCCCCAGGATCCGTCGTCCCGATACCGACGTTGCCGTCCTGTGTAATACGAAGTCTTTCATTGAGGCTTGAGTTAGCGTTTGACGTACTAAAAGTAATTACACCGTCGTCTTTATTTGTACCATCAGCGCCGTTTATGAATCTAATTGCGGAAACAGCATTACCATTCCATCTTCCATAAATTTGACCACCAATTAAATCAGCAGCTCGATCATTGTCTAGGGCAAGTATGCTCGTCGAGTTACCTGTCGACCTTGCTCTGATTTCAGGGCTAGTATCGACAACTTCAAGTTTTGTAGCAGGATCCGTCGTCCCGATACCGACATTGCCGTCAGCCTGCAGACGCATTACCTCTTCAGAAGTGCTATTGCCACCAACCCTAAAAGATTGGAACACGCCTGTAAGATCAGTAGCACCGTTTGGTCTCGATGTGCGAATTTCACTCCCGATCTGATCTTCAAAGGAAAATTGAAGTCTATTAGTTCTTCCAGATGTATTATCGTCTGTATTTTCTAGTCGGATAGTAGGGCTGCCAATCGAGGCTACATGAATTGATGTACTGGGATTGTCCGTCCCGATACCAACGTTGCCGCCTAACAAATAAGAAGAACCTGTCGCTGTGATGTGAACATTCTGAGTGCCACCATTTTTGAGGTTCAGAGTGCCATTATCACCACCAGTTCCTTCACCAAAGAGTTCGATAACTTCATTACTTGCATTTGTAATAAGAATGCCATCATCAAGATGATCTATAGTAATATGAAGTTTATTCAGTGGTTCTGGTTGCCCAATACCAACATCACCTTCTGCATCGATTCGCATTGCTTCGAATCCTGCAGTTGTGAAGTGCATATGATCATCTGTGTGATCATATCTAACCTGCCCTTCATATTGTTGAGTGCCAGTGGTACCATCAGCAAAAGAAATAGTACCAACATCGCTGGACGATGCGACAATGGTAATTCCATTATCACCAAGAGATGTGTCACCAACAACTAAGTTATTGGTACCATTGAAGAAATTACCGGGTGATGGTTGGTTGATGCCAACATTACCAGATTCATTGATGACTAACCTTTGGACTGCGTTTGTCGATACTGCCCAGTTATCAGGACCAGCACGATAAATTCCAGTATTGGGATCGCTTGTAAAGGTAACCGAAGGTAAAGCGGCAGTACCATCCGAAAAACCAACAGTTGTTAGATTCTGAGTCGAACTCAGAATATTCTCAAAACTAACAATCGTCGTCGTAACATTACCATCATTTAGGATGAAAAAGTCATCCGTTGTTGCTTCCTGTACTACAGGTAAGTCGCTGATAATAATATCTGCCATTGGTGAATACCTTCGTTTTAGTTATTTAGGGATAGTTGGGGTCGATCGATCCATATGATCCAGTATAACCAAATGCCAATGTCACAAATGCTAATCCATCTTGATTGTTGGAGTAGTCTCCACCAGATGGTTGAGAGGTAATATTATACACATACTTGCCTTCTTTCAACTTTACTGTTGTTGCAGCCGGCAAACTAAGTTCATACACACCATTAGGACCATCAGTAATGGTGACGGTGAAAGGAATGTATTGCCAAAGTGGATCTTCACTCGTACCCTTCACATTCCGTGAACCTGGATACTTCGATAAGCGAGCAGAGAATGTGTAATTTGTGATATCAATCGCAGATTCATCATCGTTTTTCAATGTAAACGATTTGGAGAAATCCACACCTGCTGAAATCTCTATATTGATTGGAAGTTGAATTGCCATTTGTATCAGGGAAGTGCGGGGAAACTTGCAATATCAATATCACCAACCAAAGCTTCAGCAGTGATGGTGCCATCTGCAGCCAAAGTAATGGTGGTTGTGCCACCAGAATCTTGAATCTTTACTCCATCACCATCATAAACTGGTTCTAGAATTGCATCTCCTACAATTCTATTCCAAACTTGAGCACCAGAAGCTGGATCGACATAAACTTCCCACTTCCCATCAGTGGAATCATAAATGTAATTGATTCCATTGGCAGCAAGGAAAGTTTGATCGTTTGTTGGACTATTTGGAAAGTCTATTGCCATTGGTAAACTCCTTTTGTATTATTTAGGTTTTGATACAATAAAGAAGTGCCACGTTTCTTGGTCTGGTTTCAGTATCTCCAGCGGCATTAGTAGTATAGGTGTCTGTATCTGCCGATCTATTGCCACCACCTAATCTTGCTGGGTCATCACCAGCATCGCCAGCAACACCTGTGTGAGTGTGACTTGCAAATGCATCAGATTGGAATGTACCGAATGAACGACCAGTGTCAGCACCTCTACCATTATCCCAACCACGAACAAACTCACCACGAAGGTCTGGAAGATTGAAGGTGGTGGCATTATCACCAACTCCATAATCTGTGCCAATCAGAGCAAACAAATCTGCGTATGTTGTGCGACTAACGGCAGCACCATTACATTCTAGATATCCAGATGGTGGTGTTGATGCTGCAAATGCAAAAACTGCACCTGCAGGAACAGAAAGACCCAAACCAGACAATGAAGCTGTCAGTCCAGCGGGTGTGATTGCTTTTGTTGTATCTGTTCCTGTAATAACTTCAGAGCTGGTGGCAAGTTCAATAACACCTCTTGCAACTTCTGATGCAGGTGGAAGGTAGTTTGAAATTCCAGAATCCAAACCAGCTGGTGTTAGTGCTACATTGTTTAGAGTGGCGGCATCAGTTTCAGCTTGAGTGGCAAATCTAACAGATCCAGCATTGGAAGTGGTTGCTGCAGTGATGTTGATAACAGGATCTGCTGCAGTTCCTGTATTTGTAATTGGTGAAGTAACATTAAGAGTTGTGACTCCAGAAGTAGCGTTTTGAGTAGCAACCCAAGCATCTGAAGTGAAAACGTAAAGTTGTCCAGTTGTGGTGTTATACCAAAGAGCACCTTCTACAGCAGTTGCAGGAGCATTTGGTCCAGAGAAAACATTAGAACCATTAGATCCAGAAATATTAGGTGATGCGTCCACCCATTGTGAACTATCTACATCAACATAATAAATGTATAATCTTCCACCATCTGATTCCCACCAAAGATCACCAGCAGCAGGGGTAGCGGGAGCGGTATCACCCACACTAACATTAGCACCATTTGCTCCAGCACCACCAGCAAGTGTCCATGCAGAGTTATGATAGATGTAAAGATTAGATCCATCATACCAGAGGAAACCTTCAATCTGAATATCTGGAGGAGTGCCAGGAGCAGAATAAATGACTGGAGGTTGAATTGCTGGTTCCCACGCACCAACAGCATTGTTATAGATGTATTTCAGTCCTGATGTAGAATCAACATAAGGAGCGGATGTATCCTGCGGAAAATTCAGTGCCAATTTTCTTACCGATTACTTTCTTTTATTTATGATTGTTTATTGGACATCTCAATCAACAACCTTTTTATATCGTCGATTTCACTTTTCAAATTCTTTAGATCCTGAAGATCTCTTTTCATTTCATCAAGTTCATGTCGATGTTCGACAGTTTGTAGTGCTTGATGTTTTGCTCTGCGATACTTCTGACGTTCATTGGCGCCACGATTGTGAATGACGCCAGTTTCCATATCTTTGTATACGTTTGAGTATCCTTCAACCTTTCTTTTCTTACTCATAATCATTCGCTAGTAATCAACTGCATGTCGTCAATAAGTGGTGCTTGTGCTGGATTGGAAGATGTCATCACAATCTTCACCTGAAGTCCATCAAATTGTGGCAAATCCTGAACGCTCCATGTGAGCGATTGCCAATCACCAGACTTCAAACCATTAGGATCAACATTGGATGCGGATCTTGGTTTTACGAGTTCGGAATCGTTACAGAGACCTGTACCATTGAATGGCACCCAGTTGATGCTTGACATTTCACCATCAAATCCAACAGGTTTGGGGCGATAATACATCGTAACATCTTCTACGTTATAGATGATACAAGCAAGTTTGACTTCAATTCCATCTGATGGACTTTCAAACAGGAACAATCGGGAAATGTATTTGGAGAATACAGAACCATCATTTTCTGTTTCTGGGACATAATCGCTCACGCGTGAAGTGGTAACTTTTTCAATTCCAACAGATTGGAGTGTTGCATCTGTAAATACAGATTCAGATGTAAGGAATGCCACATCTTTACCTTTGAATTTCACTTTCTTTGAAGCGAGATTGATTTCATTTACAGTTGCGGAGTAACTGTTAGTTCCTGTTGTGAATGACTCCACATCTCCCACTAACAAGTTGGCGGCGGTAATATCTCCACCAAATGTTACTGTTTTGATTGGAGTTCCATATACATCATCATCAATATCTGGATTATCAATCAGGTTTCTAATAACAGTGGCATTAGTTCTCTGAAGATCGAGAACCGGTGAAACATAAGAACTGGCAGTTCTCATCTGAACTCGCGTAACCAACGAACGATTACCTTGGAGATTGAGTGCCCCACTGTATTTTGCCTCATTGAGATAATTAGCAACCTGTCTCGCTCCTGGATAATAGAAACTCTGTGCGAGATTGATGTAATATTCCAAATCCAACTGATACTGTCTTGCGGAGTTATATCCAGAAACACCAGCAGCGGTTGTTGCTCTGTTGGATGCCTGAAGGAGTGAAGTTCCGAATGTCATAGCACCCGTAACAACATCAATAACTTCGTATGGTCTTTGGTAGGATGCGAGTACTGCACCACCGCCTGCTTTCTCTGATTTAGTTGCACTCACCCCAACATTGAAGGTGAATGTATGGAAAGTGGCATCAACAACTGTTTGAAGTGTGTTGAATTCTGCGTTATCGATACCACCAGGATCTCCATCAACTCCACTGATGGAAACCAAATCACCAGGAGCGAAACCATGATTATAATGGTAGAACTTCACAATTTGTGGATTATCTCCAAACAAAGTGGAAGTGGTATCTGTGCCTTCTGAATTACACTCAACAGGATCCGCCTGTGCTGGTTGTACGCCCAAAGGTGCGTTTTGTAGAAGAACATTAGCGGTTTGGTTAACAGCAAAATCAGCGCGCCATAGTGTAAACGTTACATCTTGTGTCTGATCTTCCGTCCAAAGTCCACCATTCTGTGACATAAACAGAGAACCCAAGGAAGGTTGCTCAACAACTCTCAATTCAGTATCGAGTTGGTTTTCGCCCAGTTTTGCGGTCCAGATTGTATAATTCAGTGAAGTTGGAGACTTAACAACGAAAGCGTAGTAAGTGTTGCTCTGTAGATACACAGGAGCGTGGAATCTAAACTTAGTACGAGCGGTTGCATCAGGTGAAGTACAAACACCCATCTGAACACCATCTCTACCATCAATCATCCTCACAGATGCAAGTGCACCAGATCCATCTCCACTAACTGTAATGGAAGGCGCTTTAGTGTATCCAGAACCAGTGGAATCCAATACAATGGAGTACACCTTACCTTCTTTCACGTAAGCAGTAGCGGTAGCAGCAACGCCACCAACCAACTCGGGTTCGGAGAAAGTTACGGTTGCACTGGTGTATCCAGAACCAAGATTCTTGATATCAACACGACCAACTCTGTATTCTTTCTCTGCGATAGTGAAAGTTGATGTTGTCTCTGGTGTAACTTCTGGAACGATAGTCTCACCTTCAACGAACTCACCGTTGTAGTTGTTTAGAAGAACGTTATAGACGTGGTTGGAGACGTTAGTTTCTGAGTTATCTCCTTGAGTTTGGAAGATAACATCTGATTTGATAATGCCAGTCGCACCTGAGGTTTGTCCGACAACGGTAGTTCCAGCGGCGATTGTTTCTGAACCACCTGTAAGAGTTGCGGAAACACGAAGAGCACTATCAGACTGTTTAGTGACGTGAGAGTGTGGAAGAATCACTTCTGTTGGTACCTGTCCATCAGTGGAAACCATATATGCTTCCACCGCCTGAGTTTCATCCTTAGTGCGGAAGAAGATGTCCAGTTCGGTAACAAACACACCTTCAGTAAATCCTTTATCGACTTGGAAAGTTTGTGCAACCGGGTCGTAGTAATTTGCTGATGTTTCTTGAGATTCAATAACCTGTGTTTCTGTACCAACAACAGTGGTGGTAGAGGAGAACTCAGGAATACGGGTAGCAACGATGGTCTCCTGCTTATCAACAATAACACCACTGGAAGTGAAGTCTGCCTCAGCATAACCCTCAACCTGAGACTCATCTTTGACGTTATCTTCACTAGTGGTAAGTCTCAATGTGACTGTACCTGTATTGAAGGATCGAGTGTTGCCTTCAGTTTGGTACTCAATGTTTTCCATGTTGCCGTCAAACTTAGTCTCAGCAACGGGAGGACGACCATTAGGAACAATAAAGACACCAGTCAGGGTTCCAACATCGTCGGACATCAGAGGATAACCGAAACCTTTGGGTGTTTCATTGGGGATGCCACCGTAACGATTCAAACCATCAGGCCAATCGTCAGTGGTTTCATCAATCGAGAACCATGCTGTACAATCAACATCATCGAAGTATGCGTAATAACGACTATTGGGCTTCATCCTATAAGCCTGAACCAGGATAGGAATAGAGCGCATCGTTTCAGCAACCTGAACATCAACAACACGGTCACCATAGGAGGTTTCTTGAATCGAACCAGTGGAAACGTTGATTGTTGTTTGAGTCTGTTCGCGCTGTTGAGTAGTGGTTGTGGTCTCGTTGGTAACCTCAAGTGGTGGTGAACCGCCTTCTTCCCACTGTTGCATACCACCTTCGTTGACGTCACCAACGGTAACAGTTCCTCCGTTAGCGACAATTGAGTTGGCGGTATCTTGGACTGCGTCTTCGTTACCGGGAGTGTTATGAACTTGAGTTGTAGTGGACGTGCTGGTTTCACTTGTAGTTTCCCAAGAACCCCATGTGGTACCCATTCCAGAATCTGCCATCTCGCCGGTCAGGTTGACCATGGCGTCATAAAGACTGTTGTCTTCAATAACAAGGTCAGGCAGGCGGTTGACTTCCTCGAAAGTATCAATCTCCGGAGTGAGACTCATGTTTCCGTCATAAGTGAAGACGGAGAATGGTTGTAGGTTGATGAAACGAGTCGCCAGTGGGTTTTGAACGAGTCGAGTTGATGTGTATGAACAGGTAATGATTCCATTACTCTGGGCGTATCCATTACCTTCTCTTTCTCTATCTGTTGTGTTGGGATCTTCCAACTCAACTTGATCCATAAAATATGGAGAACGGAGATGGTTATTACTTGAGTCGATAGAACAACGATACTGAGACAATACAGTATCTCCAGTGCTGTGATCCTTGAATGAATCGACAACGATACCATTCTTATATCGATCCAAACCAGTCACAGAATCCCTCACATCCATGTTGATTGCGGATTGTTCCAAAAGGGATAGACTGACAATCTCTTCAATTCTATCAATTCTCGCTTCAATTCCAGCAATATCTTTCATTCGATATCGCTTATAATTGAATTTCTTCACATTAATCTGACTTGCAGTGAATGTGTAAGGAGGGCAATAGAAATCATAAAGACGAATTGCATTAGATGGTTGAACTGGCGGTACTGGTTTCTCAGTAGAGGGTCCAGAAACCAAAGTCAATGCGCCTTGGGAATCAAGGAAAAGAGAGTCGTATTTCGGTAGATAATATGAAAGATCTGACTGGAATTGAGTGGAAGGAATTGGCATCCGAGGTACGGTTGCATTTCCTCCATTAGAAGTGTCTCTGAAGTTCTTTTCATCTTGTGCATCAACTCCATCTTCAATCAGAGCGATTGTGGTGGGATTGGAACCTGTAAAGTTGACTGTTGGTCTAAAATCAACACAATCTCTCAAGAACAACTGAACGCCGTTAGTGAATTGACTTCCATCTGGAATAATGTTAGATGGTTGATATACAGGAATCGAGGTGAAACCAACTCCCTGATCATCAGTATAAGAATCAGCAGAGAAGAAGTCACCATCTCCATCGTGTTCGAAGTATGAATAAGTTACAGTCAGTGCACCTGTCGCTCTCGGTCTTCCTTGTTTGAGATACAAACGAGACAAGTCATAGATATTATCTCTCTGTCCATTATCAAACAAGTAGTTGTCAGTAACAATCAAATCATTTGGTGCCATTGTTACTTTACTAACGGCAAATACATCAGCACGTCCCAATGAAATTACTTTTCTATTTGCGTCTGTTGCTGAGATTTCTAAAGTTTGATCAACGCGAGCAATCTTTCTCTTTGCTTTGGCGTCACTCACAAACACAGGCATCAAGATCTTGATGGTGGAAGTGGCAGGAAGAACACTATCCAAAGTTAGAACTGCCTTCCTCCCATCATCTTGAGTAACATCAATCGAAGATAGAGTGAGAACTCTACCTTCAATTCTATTGGGATCCGCTGGATTTGAAATATTCTCAGCAATCACAACAGAAGTCTTAGATTCGTCACTGATGAAAGTTTCGTTATTTCTACCAGTTGTGATTGTAATAGTTTGAGAGCCAAGATTAACATTAGTAATGTATTCTTTGAACACCTGATAACTGATTCCAGTTTCTTCGGAATTTGTCTCCAAAGATGCAACAACAGGTTGAGGAATTTGGAAAATCAAACTGTCACGAGCATTTCCCTTAGAACGAAGACGAATTCTGGAAACATTCTTACCAGTAACTGCGTTGGGGAAAGTAGTTGTGAAGTAAATAACAGATTTGGCACGAAGAGAACCATAACCAACTGGTTTTGTTGCAAATCTAACCAACATGTTGATATCTCTACCAGTATCATCCACAAAGGTAACAATATCACCACTTTGAAGTTGATCTGCCGGGTCACCTGTAAAGTTATCACAAGTTAGGAAGTTGGTGCCAGCAGTTCCTGAGAATAGAGAACTGTTAGCGATATCAATAACTTCAGAGTCCTTATTGTTTTGAATTGAAATATCAGCGGAGAAGTCGTTGGTGTCTGCCAATGCAGAGAAGAATGCTTTTGCGCTGGATATCGTATTGACAACAATACCAGGAGAAATATCAGCATAACCTTTCACACCATTAGGAACGGTTGTGACACTGAAATTGACTCGCGAGTTTAGCGAAGAACCATCTGGATATGGGAAATCGACCAAAGCGTCTCTACCCAAATCTGTAATTTCAATAGCAGATGCGGTTGCGACAATCTCACCAGCAGCAACAGTTAGTGTTTTGGTTGAACCAATTGCTTCCAAGGTTACAGCAGTTTCTGCCGAAAGGTCAATTGTATTCGATCCAGTACCTTTATCAATGAAGGAGAATCTAGTAACATCACCTTCTTTGATTGCTACAGAAACTTTGTCTCCTTGCTGAATCTCTTCGCCATCGACAAACTCACCGACGAGATTGGAAAGAATCAAATTATTGACTGTTGTGCCGTCTTCCACAACAGCAGTGGTGCCACTAATCTCACCAACAACCCTATCACCAACAACCCATTCTTCGTTTGGTTCGACAACACCTTCAACTGCGATTTCGACGAATGCTCGCGAAATCATAATACCTAGATCATAGGATGAGTTGAATCCATAATATCCATCATTATTATTCACCAACTGATCTGGCATAAAATAACGAGGTCTCAGGATTCCAGCAAGTCGAGGAAGAACTTCATAGGAATTCAACACAACTGCTGCACCAAGAGTTGAACCACGAACCAAAGGAGTTGGAGAGGTAACAACAGCAGAGTTTCCTTCTTTGTAAATCTCAGTCAAACCAGTAGAGCCACTGATTGTTCTATCGCAAATGACGTGATAGGTTTTCCAAGGAGCATTGCCCAAATTCAATGGGCGATCGTTGCTGTCAACACCTTCACCAACAAATCCATCAGTGAAGTTACGATAGAATTTGATAGTATCAAACGCCAGAGATGTTCCATCACCACTAATATTTTGGAGGTCTGGAGTACCAAAAACATTAGTAACAGTGATACTCTTACCATCTGTGATTTGAGTTAGAGAGTTCTCTCTGAAACTCGTTTCTCTGGGTTTGTCTCCATAGATATAAAGTGCGTTCTTGAATCCAACTTCATAACCCTGAACGTATGCCTTACCAGGATCGACGCGAATTGCATATTTTGCGTCTGCTTGTGCCTGTGTTAGTCTTTCTTGTGAACCACTGCCAGGTACTGGAGGATAAGTGCCAGTTTCAGGATCCGCATCAAACCGACCATCAACATTCTCAGTGTTGTAGTATTCCATCGGTTTGATTTTGAATTCGGTAACAATGTAATTACCGGACTCATCATAGGTACGACGAGCAAGAATGTCGTACAACCAATCCCATTTTACAGAGTTTCCTGCTTCTCCAGTGCCAAGCAACTCACCGTTGTCAACATTGGCAAGAGTGATGAAGTTGGGATCGGTAGTTTCTGGGTTTCTCGCAACCAAAGTGAGAGAAATCTTGAGACGATCAGCACCAGGAGCAGCAAAGTTAGAAGAACCTTGAGAGTTATCCAGAAGGGAAGCATCTTCTGAGGAAGTGATATATTCTTCAGTTACGAGAAAACCAACACGATAAGTGGGTTTGGTGCCATATTTGTCAAGTGTAATGGTGGCAGCATCATTTCTTACAATGAAACCATCAACGAAGTATGAACCCTCAGTGACACTAAACAGAGAACCTTGTCCCAAAGGACCGCTGCTGGTGGGCTTACTAACTGTAGAGATACCAACAGTAGCTGTGAGACTGTTAGGTGTGTTGGATTCCAGAACTTCCCCCTCAAGAAATTCTGAATATTCACCAGTGGCACCAGAAGAAACATAAGACAGATAGAATGTCGAATCGTCATCATCAGTCTCTTCGGTAGCAAACTGAACTTCAGCGATAACTCCAGAAGAGGCACCAGTAACACGATAACCGATGAAATCAGTTGCCTTAGATCCTTGAGTAATAGAAGAAAGTCTGACATATGGAATAGGCACAGCAATTCCAAATTCGCCAGGCACAACATTATCACCTTCCTTCATAATTCGGGAGGCGAATTGTTCGATCTGATCTTGTAAAATTGATTGTGTTGTTGTTAGTTCCCTTGCCTGAATAGGGAACCCTGCCTTATACATAACCCTGTAGAAATTCTTCTTAGGGTCAAAATCATCATAATAAGGCGAAACGTTAGTGTTGAGTTGGAGGGACATCTTACAGTTGCTTCCTTTTTGTTATTTAGAGGGTAATTTGAATCAATAATTTACAATTAGTGTAATCTTTTCAGATTGTGTAGTTTCTCTCTGAACTGGTTGAATATTGGTAAGATAACTCAAAGTTCCTGTATATTTGTTGATTTGTGGATTGGAATATCCATCATTGAATGTCAATCCAGAAGTGGTACCATTGAATTCTGTTGGTTGTGTGACTTTGTCGGAACTTTGTCCAACGATATAGTCATCACCAGTAAATCTATACAACTCACCATCAGTATCTGTGTGGTAAGTTGGATCTTGAATATATCGAATCACTTTGTTAGTGCTATCCCAACCCACAACAACACCTTTGGCGGTTTTAGTTACTCCATCAAAATCCTGATCTTGATGAATCTCTTCACCAACCATATAGTTTTCTATTCCACCGTAATCAGTAACATTTACAGCATATGCTGCGCTCACTTCTACAGGATTGGTGGAGGTGAATGATGCTCCCTGAATGATACCCACCTGCCTAAAAGATACATCTTGAATATAATAATAACTATCATACATCAGAGAAGAGAAAACTCCCACTCTAGTTCCTCCAAGTTCTCTCACAAAATCAGTACCAAATCCACCTGGGGGTTGAATGATAACAGTCGAAGAGAATGTACCATCACCAAGAGGATCCAGAGCATTAGCACCTAAATCCAAATCACCCAATGATTGATAACAATTGTTTGCTGTGAAGTTTACCTTTCCATATGTGTAACCACTGCCATTTCTTACAACTGCCAACTCAACAACTCCACCATTCTGCACTCTAATTCGAGCAACGGCACCAGTGCCATCACCATTGATGTTACAATAGTAATATTGAAGTTGATTGGTGATACCAGCAGGGTTTCCGGTATAATTGTTTCCAGGAACATCAATAACCGCAGTAAATACGGCGCCGGATGTAGTAATAATATTGTTTCCTGTAATAATGGGAATATAATTGCTTGTACCGTATTCAAACACTTGATTAGACGTTAGTCCATACAACCACAACCACTGATATCCATCAGATGTATAGAATGGTTCGTTGCCTGTGTTTAGTGGTTCGGCAGTTGATTGTGTTCTTCCATCATTATCCAAACAAGCATATACATCATAGTTCTGATTCATTACAACGAAACTAGCGTTGTAAAGATTAGAAGCGCCAGAATTTGAGCGATTATTGATATTATAATCGTGCCGATACATATCATACACCACACCAGAAGTCCAGTTGATTCTGGGAATCATATGGTAGATTTCAGTAGAATCAATACGATTCAGAGATATCAACTGATCGTATACTTGATTGAATTCCTTGATATTATTTTGTGGATTTGGGGGTGAGTTATCTCCTGTATCCCAAGGCATTTGTCGACCGACAAACACATAAGCACCATCAGAATTGATAGATGATACAAAATTCTTGGCGTTCTTTACCCTTAAATCATTGGTGTTTACCGTTGACATCTGAATACCATATGCTTTACTGGTATTTATAACGGATTCACGAACTCAATGTCATCTCCATCTTCAGTTGTAACGGTATCTCCATCGCCTTGTGTGATGAAGTCTCCTTCTTCGACGTAATTACCAGTGCCTGTGATGAAGTTGATTTCATCGTTGGATTCTGTAGTAATCAACACTCCATTTTCATTAGCGAATATCTCATACTCGTCAATTGCGAGATAAACATCACCCTCAGTCCAGAGATAGTTATTATTCTGTTGAAGGAGAAGATCGAATGCGCTAAGATCCTGAACCAAACCAAATTCAACATCAGAAGGAACACACACCGTACCCACAGATTCAATGAACTCAAATTGAGAGAACATTGCGAATCCTGTTGGGTGAGTAATCGTTTTTACAAACTCTTTATATCTGTTTTGTTGAATGGAAGAAGAGATTACATATGAGAAATATTGATAATAATCACTATCTTGGATTACCGCCCAAGATGCGCTCACTTCTGATGTGTCATCGATAAACTTGCCTTCTGGTTTAGAAGAACCATTGACATCCACTATGATATCCGCCTGACCTTCATTTAGCACTTTCGCTGAAGTTCCATTGGTGTTGTAAATTGTTTCATCCTCTTTGATGTGACCATCGATTTGTTTGATGGTGAGAATTTGTCTTTCGGAATCCCATCTTGTGACTGTTCCGCTCGCCAATACATTATCTATTGTTCCCTGATAAACAAATTGATTTGGTTTCCAATCTACAGTTCCAGTAACGATAGGACTGATGATGAATTTAGATTCAACTTGAAGTTCTGGTTGGAGGGAAATTTCAGGAGAGATGTTTCTTCCTGGATTCACAACCTTCACGGATTTAATTTTGCCAATATCTTTTGTCTGTCCGATGTACTTACCATCATCTTCAATCAACTCTAACACTGGTTCTACATAACCAGATCCAGATCGAGTTACGTTGATTGTCTGTACGATTCCATCGAGAACGTTGACTGTTGCTGCCGCGCCAGAACCAGATCCAGTGAGATCACTAAAAACAGCAATTGGATTTACATATCTAAACCCACCAGAGGTGACATCGACAGATCCAATAGTGGTACCTTCCAATGTAATTTTAGTTACTGCTCTATCTGATGCTTTTTTGTATAAACCAATTGCTCTTGGCATTGATTCGTAACCAACTCCAGGAGAAGTCATACTAATTCTTGCCGCCGTGCTCCTAATCGCTGGAGTGTTGGTGATGTAGGTGGCAGTTTCGTCTTCACCATAATCCTCTTCAGTGAAGAATGTAAACCTTCGATTGGTTGTTTCTTCACCAAAAACGATTGTTGGTTGGGACGTGTAATTGTGCCCACCTTCAACCATTGCCACAGATGTTACACTACCGCCCAAGGACAATTCAGAAACAGTAGCAAAGGCAGAAGCACCAACACCACCTCCACCNGTATAATAATTACCACCATTTGTAATATTGACTGCTGTTATTTCACCATTGACGATAGTTACATTACCTTCAGCGGATACAACAACACCAGCATTTTCAATAGTGAATTCTGCGTTGAGTTCTGGATATTGTGAATTCTGAATGATGATTTCATCTCCAGTTCTCAAACCGTGTGCTTCTTCTGTATCTACCGTATACAACGCTTTGGTTGTGTTGAACATTGGTGCTCCGTGTGGAAGTGACAACTTATTGCCATTTTGAGCACGAATGACTTCAATTTGATTCTGATTCAATTTCTTTGAAATTGTTGCTGTTTCAATCAAATCAGATACTCCCGGTGCACCCAATCTGAATTCTACTTTATCTCCAACATCAAAGTATTTCAGTGATTCCATCCACAACTCATTAGAATCTGATGGTTCAGGGAGAAGTGTGACATAATCTGGGAATGTGCCACCATCACCAACAACAATGGTGTTATTTGAATACTCACTCGAAATCATACCATATGGATTTGTCACAACCCACTGAGAGGAATCGGCATCTGTGTAATAGATGTACATTCTACCATTGATTGGTGACCACCAAATCACACCTGCTTCCAAAGCACTACCATCTTGTTTTGTGAGTGGAGATCCATCAGAGATAATAACAGTTACTGTTGCTTCGTGAGTTACTGATGGTGGTGTTACGATTCCCCAATCGCTATACTGTCTTCCATCATCATCAGAAAGAGTACCAAAGGGATGAGTAGAAACCCACTCCGCACTCCACTCATTTGGATCTTCTTCATAATCAGTAGGTTTGTCTACATTCCAAATGTAGAGAATGCCAGATTCATTACTCCACCACAAGTCGCCTGCTTGATTGGCACTCCCATCAGTGCGACTGCTCGGAGCCATTGTGGAGATTGTAACTTTGTTATCTGCCTGTGGCACCGAGAATGAAGGAGTGAACGGTCCAGGTTGACCCACAGACTCACTACTGGCACCTGCGAGCGGTCTCATACCAATTGGTTGAGTAGAAACCCACTGTTTGGTGTTTCCATCGTTATAATAGATGTATAACATACCAGTTTCAGAAGACCACCACAGATCTCCATTCACTGCGTTTTCATTCTCTGGTTCCGCATAAGAGATGAATGTATTAGACCCACCAGCGATGGTATCAAACATTACAGCATTATTGCCATCTTGTGAGGATGGAATTGTAATCGATCGATTCTTATTATCAAAGAAAGTGTCACCGAATTTGATAAGATTCTCTGTGGTTGTTCTTACATCCAAAAACTTATTGGTTGAATCGTAATTAGTAACAACTCCTTCAGCACCACTCGATGTAAGAATGATACTTCCAACATTGAATGTGAAGTTTCTCGATTCTGCCTTTAGATTGATTCTTTGTCTGTGAGAGAGAAGTTTGGTTTGAATTTCTTGTCCAAATGCTCTATCAATTGATACACCATCAACGTGAGTAACAACACCCTCTGCTCCACTTCCTTTTGTGTTTGAATTGTCGAAAGACAGCAAATCACCAATCACGGTAGTATCTGGCAATCCACTTTCGATATAAACAGTGGATACTGATCCAGAAGTGATGTCGGCGATTCTCATATCGACATCATCATTGGTACTCGAAAGACCTGAATTTCTATGTCTCTGTAGAGTATCAAAATCGACCTGCCTCAAAGTGTCATCCAACACTCCATTCAAATCATTATCAATGATGATACTCGAATTGAGGAATTGAAGATTTTGAGATACTGGTTGATTTTGGAAAGTTTGACCAATGCCATATGGGAAGTATGGAGTTTCACCAATGGCGGTAACAAAATAACAATATACACCATCTGGATACAATTCTGCTGGATAATCTGGAGTGTTACATACCCTTCCATTGTTGGCATCCAAAACAATTCCGGGTTGGAATTGAGTTTGAATGAGATCTCCAGATTCTGTGCTTGTTCGGAGTTCATTTTCTGTGTTTAGATAACCAAAGGAAAATGTAGCACTTTCCGCATCATAATAATAATCTTCCACAAAAGTACCCATTGGATACTGATCGATCGGTGGCGGATTTGTGCTATCATATTGACCATTACTTGATTTGATATTATCTCTGTTTGAACTCAACTGCCAACCAGAATATGCCCGAACAATGTTTCCATCAGTACCATTCTCATAAACAAATGGACCATAGATTGGATTTCCATCAAATGCCCAACCAATGATTGGTGAGTGTGTTGTATCGTCTGTGTCGCCTAATCTTTCTCGCAATTGAATTGGATCCCCGATGTATCCATATCGATTTGCGTCTCCATTGGCATCTTCAAAGACAAATCCATTTCCTTCATCTAACAATAGATTGGAATTGGATTCAATCTCTTCATATCTATCATATGTGTAATACTCAACATCAGCAGTGATTGATGCTCCACTACCAATAGGAACAGCAACCGCTTGAGTGGCATTGGCGGTGTAATCCAATCCACTGGCGACTACAGTAACTGAATTGATAGCACCACCTGATACTGTACAGGAAAGAACAGCACCTTTACCTTTATTAGTGGCATCAACTACATCAATAATAGGTACATCATTGTAATATCTTCCACCATCAACAACTGATGCTCCAGTTACTCTTCCATACTTATCAAAAGTGAGAGAGAAGGATGCGTTTTCTCCACTACTAACTCTAATCGTTGGAATTGATGTAAAGAAACCACTACCAACTCCACTCAAAGCAACGACTCTACCATTAGTTACTGTCGCATTAGAAAGTGAGTCATTGTTTTCTACAATAATTGTAGGATTCACATAGTTTCTTCCAGGATCGAGAATATTGAACTTTGTGATTCCTCCATAATAAATGCGATTGTTAGATTCATTACTATAAAGAGGAACACCATCCGCCATCACACCAATAACACCACTACCTTTATAAGTGCTGTCATTTTTGGTTCTGTTGTTTTCTCTTGGAATAGAGTATACAGTGTTATGTGATGTTAGATCTGATCCAACAGTATTGTCAACACTGAAGGGACCAACTTCATAATAAGGAAGTTCGGAAGATGCCACATACACATAATCATCATCAAATAGTACACTTCCCACACCTGCTGTGATATTTCCAACATACCCAATACTGATATTTGCTTGTCCTGCCAGGGCATAGTTGGTATTCTCCTGGAAAGAAGTCATTGCCTTCTCTCTGGGGTCATTTCTTGCTGGACCATTGACGTGAATTTCATCAGTAATGGTATGAAGAATGCCAGGATCTTTTATAACAACATCCTCTACCAATCCAAGAGGGAATGAACGACTGTAATATTCATCACCTTCTTCATCTGTATATGAAGTTTCGATATAGTAAGGTCCATACACAGAAGTTCCTGTTTGGTGTAATGCTTCTACACCAATATAACCTCTTGTGCATCCAAGAAATTGATTAGAACTTTTACTCGTATATCGAATCGATTCGTTTTCAATAAACACAATTCCACTGGAAGGGAATCCAAAAGTAGATTCCACAGTGATTGTGGTGACATCTTGATTATCATTAGCACTTCCAGATACTTTCAGTGTTCTGGTAAGAGTTGTATTTGGATTAGCGAAGAAAGTACCATTGGTATTCACCTCATCCATATGGAGTTCATACTGAACTTCATCCTCATATGGATATGAAGAAACATAATCACAAATACTTTTGGCGTATATTTTACTATCGAGATATGATTTGTAAAGAATTGGAGAACCAATCGAACCCAATGGGGTCGCATAGTTCTGAAGAGGATTTGTGAGTACTTTAGGAACTGGTACAGTTCTTATAATAAGTGTTTCCGCCCAAGTTGATTTGGAAGGTACCACCATCCTATCACCAGGATAAACCACATCAACATCATTAGTGGCAAAAAGCATTCTAAAGAGTGCTTGTACTCCTAATTTCGATCCTTTAGACGCAAAGAAGTCTTTGATGTTTTGGAGGAGTGTAGATC